TGAGCCCTCAGACTATCCCAAGTTGCTGGCAAGTACTGTTCTGCTGATTTGTGGACTGGCGAAATTACTGATATCATCTCATATCTCCTTAGGTTTGCAACCAAAGTTTACCTGGAAAGACCTTTGAGGGTGATCCAGACGCAACGTGAACCAACTCGTCTGCGGCACCACTACCATGATTTGCTGCGTGGTTAGAATAATCGGGCTGCGACAGGTATTCTGCGTTCCATCCACTCCCACTCGAAACGAGCGTCTGTCCAGAACCGCTTGTTGGGTGTGGCGCATGGTATACGTAGGTTTCGTCATCAATGTCGCTGGCGTGGTGACCGGAGATTTCATAAGTAGAACGGTCTCCTTCTAGATAGTGAATTGTACCAATAACTTTGTTGAATGACACCCCATAGGCAGTTACATATAAATTCGTAGCATCAATATCGGTATCACAAGCAAAGTCAGTTGTAAAGAAGTGACCTGAGCCAGACGTGCCTCCTACGCACGTCCCAATCGCTTCGATATGACACTCTCTAAAAAGACTATATCCACCTGTCATCCATATAGCTTCCTTTAGCGCCCTCTGTGAAATATTCACGCTTCTAAAGGTACAGTCTCCATTGATATTTACCATATGAGATGTCGGACCCGAACCAGATGTACCTGATCCAGATACAGACAGGGTCTCAATATAATTGTTACCAGCGAATGTCATTGGACCCGTTATAACAGATCCATAACGAGACAGACCCATCAGCATCACGCCAATAGGCAATGTATGAGCCCCATCGATTGCACATACTGGCAGGAAAATCACATCTCCTGCTATTGCGGCAGCAGTTGCTTGGTCAAATCCACTTCCACTTGCTGTATAACTGGACTTGACAACTCCTGATCCATATAGGATGATACCGTAGTCTCCAGTTCCTGTGCTTCCTGATGTTGGACTTCCTGATATTGCGGTGGCTCCCAGGCCAGCACGTGATGGTAACGCTTTCTTCGGAGGTACATATACTGTCTCCTGATACTTTTCAAGAATAATAAAAGGTGTACTTGTGCTGAAGTCAACCCAACAGGGATCGCCATTCTCAATATCGCTATCGTCTCCCACCATCGCCAGATTAGTGTAGATAGCACCATTGTTCGATAGCCTAGCAGACCCACGACCACCACCGTGATCTACAAGAATAGCATCAAAGAGAGTGCCTTCCTTGACAGTACTACGTAGCCCACGGTTCAGTCTGCTCATGGTGTTACCCATATCATCCCAGGCAATGCAACTGCCGGGGAACCAGAACTAATAGCATATAGCTGGTCAATAGCATCATCGCCATGTTTATCAGAATGGTACTTTGAGACTTCAAGCTGATAAGAATAAAGTGCAGGTAACACACAGTTTCCCTCTTCCGCTGTCATATTCGCCTGTGTAACAACTACGACATCAGTTAGATCCTGACCTATATACAAACCAGGGATCATATCTCCATTCTGTAATCCTGTTACTTGAGCAGGAAATGTCGTTCCTCCATTATAGGAAATACGGATATCGAACGTTATATTGCCTATCCCTATCCAGGAAATCCTTACTCCATCTGTATTTGAGCCTAGATCTTTGAGAGATAGTGGCTTTGATATTCTATAGCCGGAAAATGCACAATAGTGCATATACATGTTGGACTGACCACCAGTAAACTGTGTCCAGGTAACTTTGTTATAGGTTAGATACCATGCAAGATATTCTGGATTGTTTCCATATGCATACGATAAGCATCTCCAGCTTACACATGATGGATCACTATAATACAATGGGCCATCGGTATCTGATAATACTACTAGCTCAGCACTATATGGTATTTTTACAAATGGAGATCCACTTGTCCACTCGCTAGACTGCCCTGTGCTACCGCGTGGACCATATAAATGAATAAACTTGGCTCCAGTCTGGCTTTCACCACATATAATAAGCTCATCTGCATGTCTGGCCTCTACATATGTGACAAGTATCGGGGTATCTATTCTAAGAACACACTTTGATCCATAATTACCTTGACCATATTTAGTTCTGTAAACATCGGTTGGTCCAAACATGTCTCTAGCCAGAGCTAAAGATCCACTTGTGAAGTCGAGATTTCTTATAAAGTTAGCCTCATCATAAAGATGGTCTCCAAACTCCATGAGAGATGTATAGCCTAAAGCGTATGGAGATGTCCATATCCAGGCCGATCCATTCCACATAGGTACTGCACCAGGAGGAGCAACAGGCAAGTGATGACTAGACATGCTCCCATCCTTCATATGCCGATTGGTCTCCAGGAAGAAACTGAACATTACCTTCCCAGGTTGGGATCTCACAGTTCATCAAATAGGCTATAGAACCACTGCCTACTCTAAGTGCAGGATGACCACCAGTAATCCCAAAGATACAATTGTAGAAATACATCTCGGTTCTAATATTAGACTTATCCCAATCGTCTTCTTCAGTTGGATTGCCATTGGCATCCAATCCATCAGTCCAGATAATTCCCTGCCAATCCTGACCTTCGCTATCCCTAATGTGAGCCCAAACGCTTGCTATATCAATATGGCTACTTTGGATATATTCGGTCCATTGAAGATAACCTACATTAGCAGGACCATAGATTGACTTCTGCATCCCTATATATTCATAGGAAAAGCTCTGACCCGGCTGGACAACCACGGCTGTTGGCTTGTTGACATGGGTCCACAATGGATGACCATGTAGTGCTAAGTTAGGATAGTACCACTCACCAAAATAGGTCATTTTACTGGCGGCAACAGAGTAATTCTTATACATTAGCTCCCACCAAAGAATTTGACCACTAACATTACGTAGTCCTACAATCCGCCATTCATATATTTCTTGAGCGCCTGAAATAGAAACCCAATACATATAATCAATTCCACTTCGATCTGGTTGATACCAAGAGCACCTACTGCCATCCGAAGTGGCATGCCAGCTTTCAAAGCCAAGTCCTTTTGGCTCCATCGTCCAGAACTTTCCATATCCAGGATCAGGATGTAAAACATTCGGAATACAATTTCCGAATAGCCAACTACGACCAGCATCGTACACCCCACCAACATCTCGCTCAACCCATAGAGGTCTTCCAGAGAATGATCCTGTATGATTACCCCATACCCCATCACCATTAGAATAGAAACCACATTCACGAGCAATCAAAACACTGTCAATCGAACCTGCTTTGGCAGGTGTTGTGTAGCCAACTCCAGATGTTCTGGTTACTCTAATATCGCAGTTCTTGAGGATTACTTCGCCATTATAGTAAAGACCGACAATATTGCTACTTCCTCCGTAGGTATGGTTGATGTAGATGCTCTCAAGAACACAGCCAGATCCAGCAGACAGCGTTCCTGTAAATATCACGCTACCAGGAGACATCCCCACCAATGTTCGCCCAGGATAGATTGACCAACTTTGAGTATAGGTACCACCAGGAATATAGATAACTCCTCCAACGTTGGAGGCAGCTAAAGCAGAAGTAAATCCAGCATCACTACAAGGAAAGGTCTGTGGCTCGTAGGACGGACCATTATCAACAATGATACCTGTAAGCATAGTAGGAGGATTGAAGTACATCATGGACGAGGCCGACCTAACATTTCCAGCCCTACTTACATTGCGATATGCCTTTTCTGTACCAGTAAGTGGCTTTGGAAAACCAGTAGCAAAAGCTATTACCCTAGGAGTTTTTGCGGTTAGATCGACATATACATCGGCTCCAACAGTTGGAGTTTCTCCAGTCACATCAAGATTACGCAAGATCGTAGCAGTCGAAGAAAGACGAACAGTCACCCTGGGGCCATTGATATCTAGCACAGTGGCTGGCGTCCAGTTGGCTGTCTGCATGATACTGCGTGATCTAGGCTTTAGCTTCACAAGATTATCTCTCTACCTATTACCCTCATATTCGTTAGATCTGCGTTATGCGTAGTACTAACCTGCTCAGCAACAATGTCTACACTCCATTGAGTTTTAGTACCGCTGGCCTCGTAACTCACAGATAGGATATCCCCAACCTCCAGACGAACATCCGGTCTGATGTTGAGGGTATGCATTCGATACTGTTCAAGCATCCTACGCATGGCAATCTTTGCAGCTTTGACAGCGCCAGTCCATAAATCCGGCATACGAAATACTTTGGTGCTAAGACCAAATCTCTTGGCATATTCCGCATCCTGTACTGTCTTGGCATCCACATAATACACAATAGCATCAGAAGCCGAACCTTTTGGAAACGCTTCTGTCCAGGTATGCTCTCGGACATTACTTGGCACCTGCACAACTGTTTGACGTATAGGATCGTAGGCATAGTTGACTGCACCATTGGCCTTGACAATAATCTCAATAGGACGTTGCTGAATTACACTTGAGATAGCACCCATGCCATCTGTATCCAGATCAATGTAAACTGCCTCACGCCAGTCAAATAACTCTGTTACCCTAACATCATGCAGGTGCAAACCATTGTGGTTAGTAAGTATCCTGACACCCATTACGTCAGAATAGGCAATACCAGGAATATCATGAATTGGATCATCGGGATCTTTCACGCCTGAAATTCCGAATGTATAAATCCACTTATCATCCATGTAGATAGTAGCAAAGTTGTCGTGGTACAGAACCCTCGTTCTATGTGCAAGATCTGGCAAAGAGAATTTATAGGCATCTATTACCGTTGAGCCAGCCATGAAATTCAATCTATATGATCCAGAACCAGAAGATAATATCTTGATGCTACTGGTGGTGGATGAGGAGCCACGTATCTGTGTATCGCTTTGGATCTGTACATAGTCTCCATTGGTCATTGGGTCTATAACAAAGTGGATGTCAAATCCCTCAGCTAGATTGTCCGTGTCTAGTGTTGCTGGAGAGCCCGAACTAAGCACAATCGTATCCTGGAGTGTGTCTCCTGAGAACTGAGCAGACGCTCCACATAGACGACTAATCTTGTCGATTAGGTCTCTTACTGTAACGTCGCTATCGCCACTTGACCCAAAGAAGCCTGAGCAGTATATATCGCCACTATATTTCAACTCTACCAAAGTTCTAAAACCATGATAGGCAATCTCACCTTTCTTCAGACTGGCATTCATAAGACCACCAGTAAGATAGACACGGTTCGATAGATCGTGGAATGATGTGCCTATCATTGAGCCACTACCATAGTAGCGTGTTCTCCCAATGATGCCTGTCTTTACCCCACCAGTTGTAATCCACACTTCCTGTAGGGTGCCCGTACACACGTAGACGCCTCCATCATCTAGGGCTACAAGAAGACCAGTTCCGTACCCATCAGCAACATTTGGATTATAGTCAAGGCATTCTAATCCTGGCTGACCAGTTCCATACGGAGGTGCATAATGACCTTGAGACCCATCTCCATTCTGCCTAAACTGATAAGGGCCATGTATTTTCCCGCCAGTGGGGGCCGCTAAATTTACTACGTTATAGCTATATTCATTGCCCTCAATTACAACTGTACCACTAGCTGGAAAATCCTCAAGAAAATATCCATCTTCTTCGGGCTGCGGCCTCTCAAGAGGTACATCTGCCGTGCATGGAATGGCACATGCATTAGTTGTCTCCTCGCCACCTCCGGGATCATAGCCTACTGTGTAGAAATGTGGAACAACAACAGTTCCATAAATACCCACATGCATAGCTTGAATATCTCCTGGAAACATCCAGGGAATAAGTGGATCAGTTGTGGATATCCAGTCATATTCAAGCTTCTTTTCCCAAATGCCTCCCTCTAAAACACATAGTTCAAAGTGACCATCCTGATGTTGAAACATCAAAGAAACTGTATCTTCTGGTGCATAGTAATCGACTTCAGCTAGAATGGTTTCCGAACGATCTACAGACTGTACAATCTGAAGCCTATCTCTCATACTATATCTACCAAGTATGTAGTTAGAACCATCTAGAGCCAATCCAACAAGACCAAAACCTATAGGATAGTTTCCTTCATCATCTGGAGTTCCTCCTATGTTGAAATCAGCAGAAGAAGAAAATGTTGCACCTATAATAAAATTGAATGCATTATATGGCTTTCTGGCAAACATAATGTAGGGATGCCCACTTCCAGGAAGTTTGAAGCCTCTACCCTTATCAACAATCCAGGGGTTTGTGTCTCTGTGAAGAACCTTTATTGAGCCGAATATATCCACACGAGCAATATTGAAAATGGTCGATGCAATTGTTCCCCATCCAACAGCTATATACTTTAGTTTATCTCCAGGAACTAAACTTAGGTACGACTGTATTAGTGGTTCGTCATATTGCGCCATGTGTGTGGTGTAGTTGAAGTCAGATGAAGGATCTGGATTTACCTCATACTCTTCACCTGTATTCTGGTCCTCGCAGACTAGATAAATATAAATATCTTCTGGTTCCTGTGCTAATATTTGGTAGTCCCAACACCACACACTAATATAAAGCTCAGGATTGAGAATAATCGGATATTCTCCAAACATATCCGCAAGATCTCTGCTTCTAACAGCATAACCATGACTTCCGGCATCAGGAGATCTAACCCAGGTTATTCCACCTTTTAGATTTATATTATCTGGATCAGGTTCATATGTTCCATCAACTCCATGCCATGTCTGAGCATCCCAAAAGTCAATCGAAAAGTTTTTATCAACCATACCTGAGTTTTCTGCTGGATACATGTAGGTATAGTCGGTCATTGGGTCAACTAGAGAAGACTTTGAAATCATCTCTGTGTAGTATGGACTGGACATACCAGCTAGGTTCCAATCACTCTCGCTCACAAGTCGTGGTGTTATTCTACGATTGCCATCCTGAACTCCACCATCAAATCCGTCAACAATGTATGATCCCCAAGGAACCATCTCCATGCCATTACTAGTCTTTATGCCCATCCTAAGCTGCATACGTGAGCCAGCCTTCATGTTCGGATGGTTCATGTAGTATTCATCACCAGCCTTGAGATCAATCGATGCTTGCTGTAAGCCATCGTCTGTAAAATTCTTTATGGATGTATCAGGAATGGTGATTGCGCCCGGTCCAGAACCAGACGTGCCAGAGTAGTAGTAGGTAGTCTCTTTATAGGAAACACGATTGCCACAGTTCGCCCACAGAATATTCTCGTGTACTCTAACCATAAATCGCCAGCCAAGATTGCTGACCATAGATAGATGACCCATTGAGTAATTTCTGCCATCCGTACTGCGACACACGAGAGTATATGGAACATAACCTTCGGCCTCATTACGACGCAGGAACTGACCAACAATAAAGGCCGAGGTGCCCGATGTATAGCTATTGGTAACTCTAAACTCGCTCAGGTTCGAGTTGATATCTGCTGGAACAGCTATAAAAATATTTCCCCATGTTAGAGTATCGTGATCCCAACAGATCCCATCTACCCCACCAGTTCCGCAGTTCGATACATAGGCATAAACATCATCATTGAACTTCAGAGCAGTTACATAAGTCATCAATGATCTCTCTGTGCGAACTGGAGAATATTTCATCGCAGAAGGAGACATGAAACGGTAGGGGGTTGAGTTGGCTATCCAAGATCCACTCTTGACATAGTAAACTGCTTTGATACCACCAATAATAGAAGCTCCTGTGTAGAAAAGTACACAACCATCCTCTGCAACTGCGCTCACCATAGGCCACGTAGCAGTGCAAGCAGCCAGGGTCTCTGGACTGCTCAGTGGAGACGCACTCTTTGCAACCACAGCAGACCAATCAATATCATATCGATTGAGATTGCCACTCGATCCGCTGGTCTCTACAAAGAAAATCTTAGAGCCATATATCCCAGGCTTTCCGGCAATGGACTTACCTGTACTTATTAGACTGCTATCGCCCACGATCTGATATTTGAGTGTTCCACCATCGTTGATCCAGCATGAGATACCAGGAGAACCTGAGGTAGGTACTCCGAATTCCTCCAACGTTGGAGTATCCTGCCAGGATGGAGATCCAGAGATAGCCGCATGGTTCTCCATAATGCTATCGAAGAATACCAAGGACTTCTCCAGAGTTGCGTCAATGCTCATCTTATATGAGCGTGGCGTCTCGATAGCAGTTATGGCTTCATTACTCACAGTACGCATCAGGTCACCTGTATTTGAACTGGTACCATGTACCAAGCTTCTGTGCCTTCTATTTCACAGCCCATTAGTAGTCTAGGAAATTGCCCAAGCATATAAACATACTTGGTTGTACCGAAGTGGTCAGTCATGGTAATTAGGTTACTTGGCGATCCAGAAGTCGGCGTAGGATCATTGAGACGATAGAAATATTCCAGGTCAGCCAGAGTGCCATAATTGCTATCAGCTTCTGTGTGGCGAACACGAATGACCATTTCGTAGCCCTCGTAAATACCACCCATGCTAACATCTAGGCCACCATTTACAGCCCGATTGACTGACTGAGCCTTGTCTAGAGTAGGCTTGAAACCTTCCCACATAACTCTGAACCGTTTAGTCTTCGTGGCGGCACTGTCGGTTAGGACTATATACTTGTAGTGGGTCATACGTTCAACTCCTTCTCAACAGTGTCGATAATGAATTTGCCCAGGTACTGACCACCTACATGCAGATGCAAAGTAAGTGGTTCACGTTTGCTGTCCTGTAGTTTCATATTGCGTGTACCAAGCAAATCCTGCCAGGGATTGTGCAACTTAGTCATTGGAATAATCGTTCCACTTGTCTCAGGTACAAAAATTTCTCTACCAGCCTCACCAACTTCTGATGGTTCTCCACTAGAAAGATATCCACCAAGTGCTCTTCCCTTCTTGGGCTTGCGAAGATTTGAAGCTTCCTTAGAGGCGGCCTGTCCACCTGAACCAGAGCTAGAAAGATCGAGACCAAGAGATTTCGCAATCTCTATCCACATATCGTGGATCTTGGTAACCGAGGTTTCCGCAGCTAAGATGCCATCAATGAACTCTTTCTCAAACTTGGCACCCTCTTGGAACTTGCCTACTATATCCTCCTGGGTCTGACCAAGTTTGGTCATATCAATAGCCATCTGGTGCATATCGGCGGCGTACTTCTTTTGAGCTTCTAACTGAGTTTGACTAAGCTTCATCTGCTCTTGCTGGTACTCACGGCTCAGCTTGATACTCTCTTCTTCTATAGCCTTTCGCTCTTCGTAGAATGCACGTTGCTGCTTGATGCCTTCAAGTTGGAACTTCTGGTTCTCCTCGAAGTGTTTTCTTTGGAGAGCCATGCTCTCCTCTTGCATTTTCTGGTTCTCGCCAAAATGCTTTCTCTCAAGGTTGAACTGTTGCTCCTGGAGACGAAACACATCTTTCTGATGCTCACGTTCTTTATTGATCTGCTCTGTCTCCAGACCATACATGATCGTTTCACGCCCCATCTGGCGCTCAGCCAAACGACGCTGACGTCCAGTAGTGAAACGAACGTTCTCTTGGAAGTCTTCCTGTTTCCAGCCCCACTGCATCTGACGAGTAACATCCTGATAACCCCATTGCTCCTGGGCCCAGGCTTGGTTCATCTGCATGCCACGCCATTGTAGAGCCCGACCTTCAGTAAACTGGCTGGCGCTTAGACCAAGACCACGCTGAGATAGTGCTTGCTGCTCACCAAATTGTCGAGCACCAATAGCCATACCTTGTTCTGCTCTACCAAAGTCCCAGGCTTGCTGACGATAACCAAGCTGGCGCTGGCGGTCCTCGATTGACCAGAACTGTGGCATGTATGTTTTCTGGAGATTTATACTCTCCTGTTGGAAGCCCTGCTGTTGCTGTTGGTACTCCCATCCTCTCTGCTGTTGCTGCCACTGCAAGGCTCTCGAACCGTATAGCATTCCATATTCGCTCTGGACACCCTGTACTGCACCAGCCCTGAATGCGCCACCAGGACCTTGAGCATAGCCAGCACCCCAAACTTGCTGCGCCTGGAAGTCGAACATATTACTAGTATAGAGTGGTAAGCCCGTTGCGCCACCTTGTCGATTGAGATCGACAGAGATCAACTCAGGACGCTGCTTGTAGCCTCCAGTTCTAAAAGCTTGCATTGCCACAGCTTGTGGATCACGATTGACAACCTGTTGTAGGAAGTTTAGCGCATTGGAACCAGCAGCAGCGGCACCAGCGGAGATACCTGTAATTTGCTCAGCACTTAGTGTGGTAGTTGCCACCATAGTCTGAGCTAGTTCATTTCTCCTTGCAGCACGAAACTGTTTACGATCTTCTGCTACTCGTTGTTCGGGTGTCCATGTGCCAAGAAATTGCTCAGGAGTTGGCATAGTTGCTGCGGTCTCAAGTCCATAGGCCGCACCAATAGACCAGTTAGTAAGCGCAGTGACACCCTCTCTCTCAAGTGGCTGACCAGCTATTTTTGCCCACCGCTGAGTAATTGCTAATCTTTTCTCGTCATCACCACCTGCCGCAATTGAAGTTGTTTTAGCAAGCCAGTTTGTTATATTCTGATTATACTTATCCATCTCAGCATTGTAGGCAGCAAGATCACTTTCGTATGTGCTTTTTGCACCGCCTTTAGTCATTTTTCCACGTGAGGTTCCTCTAACAGGTGGACTAATATCTGGACGGATTGGATAATCCGAATAGTACATGCTACTTACTTCGCTTGGTGTGGTAGCAGAGGCGTTTAGAATATTATAGGCCATTGGTACCTGTCCAAGAACACCAGCACCAGCCGCTATCGTAGCCTGCGTTTGAGCACCAGAACCAGTCAAAAAGGTCTGCATACCACCAGATATACCAAGCATTCTAGAGGGAAGAGGATATCCACCCTGCGTAGCAGCGAGAACCTGAGAAGGAAGTTTATTGATATCCATACCAGCTTGCATTGCACTAGCCAACTGTGCAGCCTGCTCAACCTGATATTTATTATTTACGCCACCCGAATACTGCATCATAATCGCAGAGGCTGCATACTCAGGAGCAAGACCCTCGAACCTAGTATCGGCAAGAGCCGTAGCCATCGCCATATTAGATATACCAATGCTTGGAGTACCCTCAAGACGAGCAGCTTGTTTCCTCCAATCATAGGCACCACCAGCACCCGTATACGCTTCCATCGCACTCACGTAGCGACTTTCTCTCTGTAATACCTGCGGTCCGGCAATCATCTGATTGGTAGCATTCCACATCCACTCAGCGCCTTGACCAATTGCCTCGAACGTTCTGCCTTGCTCAGCAAGTTGACCCATTCTTAGTGTACGAGTTGCTTGTCGAACAGGTGTCATTCTATCCATTGCATTTGATATCTGTGTTGCGCCAAGGGCTAGAGTTCCAGCAATCAAACCAATAACTGGAATTGCTACACCTACTGTCGCTTCAGCAGCGAGGCCAGCACCAACCATAGCACCTCCAACGTAGGAGGTCAATAGTCCTGCGCCAACTCCAGTCATAGCTGCGCCACCAATATCACCAATTAGACCCATAGGTAATGCAGCCTGTGTTCTTGCCAGATTAGCACCCATAGCGCCACCACCACGGATCTGAGCGGCTCTTTGCATCTGAGTAGCTACGTTGAATTGCCCAGGATAAGCTCCAAGATACTGTCCGGCTGCTTGTCCAACCGAAGCCTGATACTGTTCTTCCGCCGCAAAACCCTGTTGCCATTCGCCCATACCAAGCTTTGCGAGATGCCCCATATAGAATAGGCCCCAACCACCCATAACGGCACGACCAAAGCGTGATAGTTTCTTTGGAGTAAGTCCACCACCACCTTCTGCTTCTCGAACATCTTCTAGTGCAGTTCTTTCTGCACCAGCAGTTCTTTCGAGCATGCCACCTATTTGTGTCTGCCGTGCAATCTCTTCTCTAGATAAATCAGGTTGGCCCTTGAGTGCAGCGTATTCTTCCTGCAAGCCAACACGTGTGTACCTAGCTAGGTCTAGGTTATATCGTGCCTTGGCCTTATCGAAACTCTCCTGAGTTACCTTTACTTCATCGCCTTTAGCCTTTGTGAGATTTTCAGAGGCAGTTGTTAGTTTGTCAAAACTTGCTCGAAGTTTGTCTGCATAGGGTTTCAGAGTACTGGATATCTCTGTCTCAGCTTCTGGAGACTTTACCTTGAGACCCTCATTTTTTAGACCACCCATGAGCCAGTTCAGATTGGTTGCAGCATTAGCGGTAGTTGGAGGAACCAATCCACCAGTATCACCAATAGTTTTTGCAACTCCCCTTACGGCACCCATCGCATGAGGTGCCTTATTCATTATCTCGACAGCCTGTTTTGCTATATCTGGCTGTAAACCTCCCATTACAGAAAGTGGATCATTGATATCGATACCAATTCCCGCAAGCTCTTTGATAACATTCTGGACCTTTTCTCCACCCATAACATCCATGAATACGCTGGCGTTGAGACCCTCCGGTGTAGCAGATGCTTTACCAAACTGCTGTAAGACAGTGCCAAACTCCTCAAGAGCATTGAGCCTATCTGCCTGTGTGGTTCCAAGATACTTCTTTAGCTGGCCTCTAACCTTTGTTCTTGGTCCAACTCCAGCAGCAGTTGCTTGATTGTAGGCTCTTTCAAGTTGGGCATTCAACTTTACGGCTTCGCCCATTTTCTTCATGGGTTGCTGACCAATCGTTGCTATCAACCCATGTACATCTTTTTCCATAGCTCCAAAGAAAGTGTTCTCTGTTAGATCAGTATCTGGAGCTAAACCCATTATTCTGTTGACAGCAGTCTGTACGCCCTCAAAGGCAGTATCGATATCACCAAGACTTTCTGCTTGCCCAATAGCCTTAGCTAAAGACGCTGTAGCTGCTCTTCGTGAAGCTCTATTTATCCTACCGCCACCAGGAGCACCAGGAGGAGTAACCGCAGGAGCCACAGGGGTTCCCGGAATATTACCACCAGTACTACCAGCACCTGCACCACCAGCCGTAGCACCACCTGCGCCACCACCAGCACTTGCACCACCAGAAGTCGGTAGAGTGAACGACGGACTTACACCTCCACCAACTGGAGTTATAGGAGATGCAGCCAAGGCCGCAGCCTGTTGCTGTGCGCTAATAGGCGGCAGCATTGTTAGTCCTGGAGGAAGACCAAGTGCCATTGATGTAGCCATCTGTTCCGATGCACGTCTAGCAGTCTGCAACTCAGGCGCTGGAACCGCAGACGAGAGGCTAAGTGGAACCTCAGCATGAGCACCACCAACTGATGGACGTCCAGTTGGTAGATTGGAAATTCTCTCCATGACAGGCTGCATAACCGACGCACTACCTATCTTAGCCTGAGCACCCTGAACTACCGATGCGTAATCTGGAGTTGCATATGGAGAGAACTGCTCAGGGCTTACAACAAGTGCTTCTCTGCTTTCGTAGTTAGCTAATACAAGCTGAGATCTCGGATCGCCTACCCTACCAGCAGATATCTCCTGACGCCAAAGAGAACGAGTAAGACTTTCTGTGCCACTTCCACCTCCACCAGTTGGCACAAGCTGCTCAGCAATAGCAACCATATTGGCCTTTGCCTGTTTTAGCGCAGCTTCTGACTGTGGATTTGGATTTACATCAAACTCAGCCTGAGCAGAATTTAGCTGATTTCTATGCTGTACCAGAGCCTCTTCATAACCCTGGGTCTGGAGTTTGTATTTGCGTAGCTGCTCATCTGCCTGATCGTCCATGCCCTGGTTGCCAGTACTCTTTCCAGCAAGTCTAGCTTTTATCGCATTGAACATATTCTTATTCGTAGACTTGACCTCTGTAAAGAGCGGTGTCATTTGTGTACCCGGAGCACCCCTGGTCATGGCAAAGAAGTCGGGATTGCCCTCTACGACAGTTCGATCTGTCACATAGGCAAGTGCAGATTTCTCGGTTCGACCTCCCAGGTGAATACCAAGACCTTGACGGAAACGCTTGTCCTTTACCAGACCAACGGCCTGCTCGATCTCTTCACCAACTCCAAATATAGCGGCATCCTTGGTAAGAATGTCTTTTCCAAAAGCCGTTCTTGCCGCAATCTGAGTTATAGCATCGCTGGAACTAGCCATACTCTCAGGACGGTTGTAAGCCTCGTATACCTCAGAAGCATGCATACGGACTGTGCCCTGCATAAGGTTCTCGATACCAGTTAGTGCTGTTGCTGCAATAGCCTGATCTTGCACAGCAGAGCTTGCCTGAGCGATAGCCTGAGCCTCAGAAGTCCTTAGCACATTTTCAGAAATACCTTTAGCAAGTCTACCAAGCGGAAGACCAGCACCACGTTCTGCCAAGATATCAATATCAGACCTGGAGATTTGTCCCTGACGCACCAGTAACCTATATGCAGTACGTGTGGCACGATACTGTTCGTCTTTGATGACATCCTGGACTTGCATTTCCTTACCCTGCCAGGGAACATATGTGGTCTGCATGCCTTCCCAACGCTCTCTATCAGTACGCTGGTTTCTTCGTGCTCGTTCGATAGCAGATACCGTAAGAATATTGGAGATAGGCGATGTGGCTCCAATCAGACCTTTTCCATTCCAGTTATTAGCCATCTCCTGCATGGCCTGACCTCGCTGTTCTAGAACGTCTTCATTGGGAACTACCTTGTCGCCTTCTACCTTGGTATACTTTCCAAATGGTTTTAGTGCCTTACGGATACCTTTAGCACCAGCCTTACCTTGCCCAAACATTACCGATAGAAACTCATTTGACAGAGATGGATCGAGGCCAGCATTTAGAGCCAAAGCGCCTAGATCGTACTGGCCTTTATCGGTCATATAGGCAAAGTTACTCTCGCCACTATCTTGCATAGCTGTCATCTTGCCAGTTCTACCAACATTTATTGTGCCAATAGCCTCCTCTAGCGGAGTAAAGCCTTGCTCTTTCGTGCGCAGAACGTCCAGATATTGCTGGAACATATAGGCGCTGGTGTCGTATCCCATTGCGATTTCTTCTTCGCCACGACCACCCTCAGCAGTCAAAGCAGCTTCCATAAAGCGCCGAACATTATATGAACGACCTTTTCCACTGGCTGCTGTTACATTAGTCAAGTACGAGGCTTCAGACACCAAATTCATCGGGATGCCAGCTTGGACAGCACCCTTCTTGGTTAGCCGAGACGTTTTGGTAGCCTCTTTATATGGGTCCTCAAGAATGGATCTCACAGCCTTGCTAAGCACATCCAGATTGGGACTAAACGGACCCATGACATTCATCATGTTTTCGTATTGCTTTAGTCGCTCTTGCATTGGCATATTGAGATTGGCGACTATATCAGGCGTCATAATAGTGTTCCAGGTTTTTACAGTCCTGGTACGCTCTTCTCCACCCTTGGTTGTATAAGTTTCCTCTCTGGTTCCTGGCTCAAGACCAAGCATAGCAAACAATAGATCACGATCCCAATCACCATGCATTGATCGTGAGAATGCCTCGCCAGTAAATACAGTACCCCAAGAGAATGGATCTCCGGCTTTTCCTCCAACTGATGGAGTTTTTGGATAAGCAATTCCTCTACGTTCCAGTTCTGCTTCTGTTACCAAACTCATTCCGACGACGCCACCACCACGGCTCAAGATAGGCTGTCTACCAACTACCATTGGGATTGGGCCCTTGATATTATTGAGTTCCTTTACATTCAAGCCCATCTTCTGTAGAATTTCATTTGGAGCAAATAATTCTTGAGCACCAAGCTCAGGCATTGGTTCGTATCTTGCAGAGAAAGCCAGTTGGTTCTCTCGACCATAAATACGTCGTATTGCTGATCTTGCTCGGCGTCCAGACAGAGTTCTATTTATAGATGTCTGGTATGCAGAATATGCACCGCCTTCAGTATCGCCTGGATTTCCTTGCCATTCTGCTTTCATCAACTGCTGTACTGCTTTAGCGTAGACCCCGGACATCTGAGTAACGTCCTTGCCACGCTGAATAGAAGTTATGCCTCTGAAGGCACTTGGAGCGAGAATAGCTTGTTGAACACCTGGAAACCACAAGCTTCCTGCACCTGCGGCTTCTGGAACAACTTTTTCTATAGCTCCTTTGAGCGTTTCTATCGCTTCTTCTGCTGGTGTATCCTTGGAGATCTTTCCCTTCACAACATCAAGGATCGTCTTGGCCTCTTTCTGAGCAATCGATACACTACCAGGGGGTTGGACTACATTGCCATAAATAGCATCCTGACGATAGGCTTCAAGTTTATAAGCCTCAGCCCATGATCTTGTAGCTCTACTTACTCCAGGCTGCAATGGTCCCTGCTCAGGTGCCATACCAAGAGCTTGAGCAAATTCAGGAAACTGCTGTTGCGTTGACGCCATAGCCTCAAAGTTACCTGAGTATCGTCCTAACCACTCCTCAGAAACTGGTAGAATTGTTGGCATGACAACGCCAGATGTGCGCTGTCGCATTTCGTACATTCCACCAGTCTGCTTTTTGAACGTGAAGGACTGTTCGCCAAGAGCAGTTCGCTGTTCCTCGGTAGCCTTGGGATATATCTCTTTGAGTTGCTGACTTATAATTCCCTGGTATAGCATACGTGTCTCATCTGAGACCTGTGACGTTAGCCATTGCTCTCCAGTTCGACCAATACCATATCGTTCAATATTAGCTGCATTCTGTTTATTGTTGGCTCCCAGGAACTTTCCAAGCATCTCGGTAAACATATTCAGCGGCGTTGTGATCGGATAGTTGACGCCAGCCACAGCATCTGGATTGTTAGCTGGTGCTCGAAGAGCAGTTAGCTGAGCAGCAATATCACGGATAGGAAGCGCCGGAGATGGGCCAGTACCAGAATATTTGTATGCCTTCCTAGTTTCAGCAGCTAAGCGAGGATCTACCATCGCAAGCATTTCCATCTGCTGCTCATAAGGCTGAAGAGCGAATGCTCCCATCAAAGTAGCTGGTAAGCTCTTCGTCTCTCCAGTCACCAACGTTGGAGTGTACTTGACGCCACCAGTTTCCATCTCACCGATTACGCCACGCTTGAAACCAAACTTTAGCTCTGTTTCGCCTTTACCAGAAGCTCCAGTAAGATAGTTACCATGAATATTTAGATAGGGTTCTGTGATATCTGCACTAGGTACAATGTTTACTCCAGGAAAGCGTTGCTGTAGACGACCATATAGATCGGTAGTAGGTTCGCCATATGGCCCATAGTCGTCTCTACCATAAGTTGCAGGGATCATCAAAGAAACTGCACCCGGCTCATTACCAACGATAAAATCGCTTGTTCTAAGGCCAAGCCTTATTGGAGTACGTTCAGTTTCTCCCTGAGCATTCTCTCTCGTACCAAAGTAGCCAATAGTCTGGTTTTGACGTCTTCCAGCCCTAATCATTCCCCCAGGTCTTAGCATACCAGACAACTCAAGACCTTTATCAGGATTGAGTAAATCCTGTAGGTTCATACTACCCAAACCTATTCTGAAGGTCTTTTCATATCCAAAACCAAAGATACCAGAATAAGAGGATTGGTTCATAATAGCTGCGCCAGGAAACGTGGTAGGCGCAAACATGCTCAAGGAAGTCAAACGCTGCTGTGGCTGAGCAGGGTTCATGAAATCGCCACCCTCGCCAGCCTCTCCACCAAATAGTGCATTGAGCCTTGCGTATTGTGGTAAATTACGCCAACTATTTCCCTCGGTAATAGCCTGAGAAGTTAGTGGTCTAAAAAAGGTCTGTTGCGTTTCCTGGTCACGTGCAAGTTCAAGAGGCGTCAGAGCGTTGCGTGTACCCATCGAAGAGGATGTCTTGATACCAAATCTACCTTCTGCTCGACCCATACTAAGCAAGGCTGGTTGTCCTGGTTGGGCAAACATTTCGACATCACCAGCAGGTTTGAGACGGAATGTATCTCCTAGACGATCAATTACTGAATAGTTCTGTAAAGCCCTCCAAGGTGTTCCCTCTCTACCAGAAGTGATATTAGCCAACATTTGTTTCTGTATCCTCTGACCAATATCGAAGGAACCTGCGACACCACGCTCATAATTCATTGCCATTGTGATACGCTGAGCCCAAAGTCCAGGTGCCTGAGTTCCCATTTGATTTGGTGAGAGACGCAACGCACCACCAACCATTCCACGAGAAGGAGACTGGTTGGTCAATCCCCACTCGAATAGCTGATTTGGAGTTCCTGCATACGGCTTACCAGCCATATCAATTGCGCCACCAACAATATTGGCGAGGTTCTCAGTTGGGTTCATGAAGTTGTATTCTGGAGACTGAGTACCATAATTCCACGTACCAATACCAGCAGCGCCCAGGATGTACTTTTGCCTAGAAGGTGTTGTGATGATAACCGAACGATTGCTGAAGTCTTCTTCTTTGCCTAACGGGGAAGGTGGCCCATATTGAGCCTGAAAGGTCAATGGCGCATCACTGTAAGTTCCCCTGGGCGATCCAGGAACCTGAGCAGAGTTGCTACGCATTGCACGTTTAGGTGTAACCTGAAAACGCACAGGCTGTCCAGGACGAGAACCCGGAGCCTCTACTGCTTCAAACGACATATCTGGAAACCGCTGCTGTAGGACGTTATTGAGCATCTCATACAGAGGGTTCGTGAATTGTGGTGGCTGAGGCACTTGTGCAGGCATAGCCTAATCTCCGCTAGGGCGGGGCAGGGTAATCCTGTGCAAACTTGTCGTTCATAGTAGGTGGTACTGCCTGCCCACTCTTATTCTGTTGATCGAATAGTTCGGTTTTCTTTTGACATATAGCATATTCTAGTAACCATATATGTGGCTGATCGAACACACCGCCATCGACCAGTTGGATGTGCATACTCTCGCACATTTTGTAATAGAGCAGAGCCTGTGGCGGCTCAGGTACGGTAGCCCCGGTTCCCATCTGGACTTCTGTTATTGCACCAAAATAGTCGTCCAGGGCTACTCTAAGTTCTTCTAGCTTCTGCTCTAAGAGACTTCCCCCAAGGGCCTCCAGGCGAGGTTCACTTCACGCACTTTTTCCCAAATCTCAGCAGCTACCTCGGATGGTAGCATTCCCCAGGCTTTGGAAAAGGCACCTTCATCCATCAACATAGCCTTTCCCTGATTATCCGTTTTGAACCTGAATAACGGTTCGTCATCCGGCCCAATGATGTTACATCCAACAACTGTTAGACTAGCCTCGATACGCATAAGCTCAATCTGGCTAAAACGTGTTACGTACTCAACGGAGCCAGGATCTTCATCCGTTACACGCTGCACGAGGTTTGCATAAGTCGAGGCACGTTTCTCGAACTGCCGTTGCGTAGCCTGACGAACAGTAACTGTAGTTGGCTCTCCGGCATTCTTGAGCAGAACGTCAGTTCGTCTTAGTTCTAATGTTTCTTCAATTGGTGCAATTAGTTTTACGGGCATCTTTTCATCTCCATATAAGTATTCTTCCCTTGGGGAGAGAGGTGGGCGGGGCCTCTCTCCCGTGCCTAAGGAGGGGGAAGATTGTTACGAGGCAGGCCAGAGGTACTGAACTACACGGTTGATGAGGCTCATCCGTGCGTAGTTACCATTGGTATCCAGAGCAACGCCCTGCATACGAACAGCAACCATCTGGTTTCCGACTAGGCGAACGCCGCCAGCCAACTGCCACATGACGCTATCACTCTCGATCCGCAGAGCGTAAGGAGAGTTGCCACCAACGGCGAAGCTTGGCGAACGAGCGTACACATCCAGAGACTTCACAAATGGCACTGTTGACCATACCGTGCCAGTCCGTGAGTTGGTCTGGATAGCACGATACAGGCTAGGATCACGCCACTTGCAAGTAACATCGAAGACCAGTTGTCGTCCAGTGATGGTGATGTCCTCTAGGTCCGGCGATCCGTAGGTTCGTTCCTGCCGGATGTCCAATGGAGCATTCTGAATTCCAACTGTGCATGCCACAACTGGCAGTGGGCGATCTCCATAAGATGGAACGGAGATGTAGCCACCCACGGTACAGCCAATCGGGATGCTGGTGTAATCTTCGTAAGTGTTGGCCCACGACCAGGATTGGTCAGGGGTATCAACAAATTCAAAGGTACGACCCATAGCGTCCACACGAGCACCAATGAGGCCCTCATTGGGGAGAGTGAACGTCATGCCCAGGACCTTGCAGTCAACAAACTGCTCACCAAAGGTTGGCGAGTTGCTTGAGCCTGGGATCAGTTTTCGGAAGGACATCCAGGGGATCAGGCTGTTGTTCGTACTGTTGAAAGCAAACTTATGCTGACGCATGCTTGTGTCGTACCAGCCAACCGACACAGCATCATTACCGTCAGAATTTATCCATGCAGGCAAATCGACCTGGGTAACAGTTTGCCAGATATAGGTCGAGAGAACTTCGTTCTTATCGCTAAGAGCGATGGTCTCTTGCACTGGAGAACCAGATGTGGTTCCTCTGATTATTACGTTCCCCGTTAGGGGAGCGGCTCCATCTCGGTAGCCTTTGATAATAACCTTTGTGCCGGAACCAGAAGTCGGGCTGGTTAGGCCACGGGTAACAACCTGAGTTGCGACCTTGAGATACACACGGCCCATACAAACCTCAGGAAAGCCAACGCCGCCGCCACCAGAACCCGACACAGTATAGCCACCCATCGAGCCGTAGAGTAACCAACCCAGGGTGTTTTCGAGACGTGGATAGATGGTTGCTCCACCAGCAGCCAGAGAACCCGCTTTGTACGGGATCGTAGGCACTGGAACACCACCGATTTCGGGAGGACCAGTTCGGACATCATCGACTGGAGCTAAGTCGATATCACCTGCCTTATGACGATAGAAGGTTGAGGCAATTGTGCCCATAGTACCCTGAGGTCCAAACCCGAAGACACCTGCTTGAGCAATAACAGTCATGGTATTTCTCCTATGGTCTTGCGGTTAGCACTTGCCACAAAACCTTCCCTCTCCATATATACTGGTCCTTGCCACCACCTTCAAAGAAGGTGGAACCATAGAGGAAAGGCATCAGGGGTTGCTCACCGAATTCATCGATTAGATTGTTTAGATCTACGCTCTGTATGGCGCTACATAGACGACCCTCGATGACATAACTATTATCCATCGCAGTCCATTCGTCCAGGCGATCTTGCATCCAGTAGCAGCCAATCATCGCAGTAAAACGTCGCCACCACAGTTGACCGCCGCCTATCTCTCTAGGATACTCCAAGTCGATCCCGATATTCTGCATTTGCTCTAGGGTAACAATTCCATCCCTAAACGCTGGATCTTCGGGGTCTCCAGGGTGCAACGAGACATAGACAACAGTCTTTACAGGGTTTTCCTGAAACCGTCCGATCTTGATTGTCTCAGGCACAAGATCGTCTGTAGCCTGAGCAATAAGCACATTTGCGAGGTGCTCTAGCATTCTATTCAAGATCAGTGGTGTGATATGTGCCATTAGGCCCTCGTAGCTCTCAGGTGAGGTGGATAACGGTTCATTTCTATCTCAAAGAGCCTGAGCAACTTTTCTACCCTGGTGCCAAGCGGGTTATCTTCCGGTGTACCACTATCCACACGCTGGTTGAACTGGCGAATGGTAGCAGAACTAATGCCACCAGGGATTAGACTATAAGCCGTTGCGTAGAGCGATAAGGCAGTAACCAAATGGTTAGGAACGGCGATGTAGCTATTGCTTGTCGTTGGTTTAGGCCAATACGCTACATAAAACACAGTTAGGTCGTCAGTGACTTCTTTTGAGAACAGTAGATGCCCAATTGGGTACTCAATCCAGTCTTGCTCTTGTGAAGCATCTCCACGGTACATCTCTGGATCAAGTCTAGCGTATCTGATGGGCACTCCATCGATATCGTATACACCCTCGATACCATAGCAGTCGTCGGGTAGTGCATACTCCATATTCCCATTCGATCCGCTTGTAACAGCAAGCGTCACAGTAGCTCTCATGGGAACCCACGGCAAGATTGCATCTAGCGCAGCATGAATACCATCCTTCAGCAGGTCTTCAGAAAAACCTTCGCCTGTAGGATCATCAAGCATGCGGTAGATCTTGTCACGAAGTGCGCTAAATAGAATGCCCATCAGTAATTGCCTTATTGGACTACTGTCGGACCCTTGACACGGGTGGAGCCAGCAGAGAACACCAACTCGAAGACCTCTGGTGCATACGGCTGGTAACCCATGAAGGCATCCCACGAGTACCGATAGATACTCTCGAAGTCGTCAATCGGGGGTGGGGTGTAGTAGCGTGGGGGCTGCGCCGAACCAGCCACGATACCCTGCGGCCCACCGATGAAGATGGACGCATGGATGTGGCGAGCTTTGGTAATGTAGCCATACACGCCTGCGCCGAGATCCACAGTGAAGTCGGCCATGATCGGCTTATCGAAGACCAGACGCCGATTGGGGATATCAACTGCCACGACACGCCGGGTGATTGCACTTCCTTCGTTGAAGTTCACGCCATTGGTTACACCATAGGCGCTGGTTACGGTCTTGTGGATCGTAATCATATCGTTCACGGCGATGTTGGCGATAGAACCCGATGTCGCAGTTCCCAACTGGATGTAGCGAACGATACCGCCAGTGCCAGTTTGACCAACCTGATATGTCCCATCAACTTTCGTGGTGGCGGGATCAGGGGAACCATCTCCGGCGTTGATCGCTGCGGAGATCGGATAGCGCACAGCAATGGCACCACAGTTCCACAGTGTGCATTTTGGAGACTGAACAAACCGAACGTTCTTGTATGCGCCGACTTCATAGCGCAGGATAGAGGCCAAGTCCTGATACTGCCGGACGCTGGTCCATTCGGGGTCTTTCTGGATATCATAGATGACGCCAGGAGTGGTGAAGCAGATGATACTATCGGCTGCGCCGTTAGCACCCAGGGCTGCGGCGACGTTGCGGTTCGCCATGCCGAGCCAGATATCCATTGCGATATCCAGATTGAACTTATCACCAATTCCCAGGCCGTTGAAGTTGGTTGCGGAGCCACTGGTATACAGATTGAAGCCAGTATCCAGGGCACCCTTGATGTAGGCGTTTCGGGCAAGCATGTCCAGGACATCGACCTGATGCTGTCCAAGAACGCCATTCATGATCGCACGAAGACCTTGGGTGCCATTCTGTTTCCAGTAGGACACCATGTCATCGTATTTGTGATAACTGACCTTGCCGCCATACCGAGCGAACGTGATCTCGATGGCACGGCTATCGATGTGCAGGGAGTTCATCCAAAGCTGACGGCTGGTGATTGCGGTGAAGTCAGGGTGCGGGTCGATGAGGCCCGTTACCGTCATCTTGGTAGTACGAACGTCACCCAACATATTCTTTGCGAAAGTAATAGTTGGGGCGAAAACGGACTTCGCCCGGTACATCGCAATCAGATCGGGGTCGTACCACTGTCGTTGGTTCTTGTCGATTACTTCCCAGGGATTATCTGAATAGTAATCGGTAATGGGATCTGCCATAGTTACACCTCATGAAATTAGTTTGGCTGTCGAGCCTCACGCAAAGCGTCGTACTGTTTTTGCAGTTTGCGGAACTCATCTTCTTTGCCACGCACACCTGCGATGTGGGACATCTCATCATATATTTCATCTTCCGTAGGTTGCGTAGATGTGGGAGTACCGGAGGGAAGGCTGGAGCCCTTGAGCTTCGCCTTCACATCTTCTCCAACGATGGAGGACATGGCATCCTGGAATGCCTTGAACTTGGTACGCATTTCATCCTCAGTTGTGGCTGTGGGCAAGACACCAGCGGCCTCGAACGACGCCAGTTGCGGGTACTCTTTGACGATTAGTTTCAGGCGAGCTACTTCCAGGGTTTTCGCCGTGGTTTCGCCCTTGGCAGTTTCAACGTCCTTTTCCTTCGTGCCAACAGAGGCAGTCAGGTCCGTGACTTGTTTTTCCAGGGTGCCGATCTTGAGCTTTTGCTCTTCAACCGTAACCTGCAAGGTAGCAAGATCTGCTACCGCCTTATCTCTTTCGCCATTCGCTTTATTTACCAGCGTTTGGAGGCCCTTGTATTTCTTTTCCCATTCCTGAATATCAGGGGATGGCACCGAGGTCGCTGGCTGAGCAGCAGTAGTCTGTGGGGTCACAGGGGTCTGCGGATCGGCTGGCGAGGTGGGGTTGCCAGAACCGGGGTTCTGAGCGGGATCAGAATTTGGAAATACCACAACTAATCTCCTTTACTTCGTAGTAGGTTTTGGTGGTGCTTTAGTAGCGGTTGGGGTGCCACCACCTGGAGCACCGAAGCCGCCCATTTGAGGCTGTGCTAGAGCCTGTATCTTGGCTTTCTCTTTGAGCCACTCAATAATCTTGTTCATTTCCTCTTCGATGTCATCGACATCGCCTAGCATCTCCATCAAATGCTCTGGAGAGCCCAGGGCTTGTGCTGAGCGGTTTGTTACTTCGGAAATGAGTGCATCTCGATCTTTTGGAAGAATACTATTCCATTTACAGCGAAGTTTGATACTATCGACGTGATCTTGCGTAATTCCAGCTAAACCACGACTTGCCATCATCTGGAGAGCCATTTTGTTGAAAATGTTCAATCCAGTTGTCCAATTGACCCGTTCTAGGTTGATATGGCTTGTAAGAGGCCAAAAACGAACTGCAAGGGTCATTGCGCTTCTTTGGGAGCCTTCATCTTCCCCATCTGCGATTGGAGGCATAAAACTATCTCTACGGATCTGCGCCATGAGCTTTTCAGTCAAATCTGCCATTGGCGCACTAGCAGAACCCTTATTCACCTCGAACATATCAGGTTGGTCGCCTTGCCCGGTCAATCCGGTCTGTGAAGAACCCAGGTTGATGACATTTAGGCCATTAGACAGTTTATCGACTTTGGGGGTGCCGTTTACGTTACGCATAGCAACATAACGGTGACTATCGTCGGAAATGGCATCTCCATAGTCGGCAAAGCGCATATTCAGTTCTTCTACAAGACCAATGATCGCCGGAATGACACCTTCTCCCCAAAACTTACCTGCACGAAGATGTGGGATATAAACTCCGGGTACAAAGGGATCTGGATTTTCCTCATCGAATACATGCTCTTCATCCCCGAATATTTTAGTAGCTGTGCGTCCATTGATCTGAATATAGTGCCTTCTAGGACCGTAATATTCCATCATCCAGGCTTTGGCGTCGGGATCGAGCGGAACACCGTAATCTGCGGAGGTGGCGTTAGTGATTTCACTGACGATCCACATTTCAGACAATCTCCAACTGTCGGACATGTCTGGATAGGCGAAGAATTGGTCTGGCATAATACGTTCGATGCGGATTGGAATGCTACGCCATGTTTCCCAAGGAACGTAAGTTAGCTTGAAGATACAGCCACCATAGATCTGTGAGAGAGTAGCGTTCTCTGACATTATGGCTCGACCATTGTTTTCGGCCCATAGTTCAGATAGAGTATCTTCGACTTCCTTAGCTAACTTTTTATGTACGGCTGACTTTCTGTCCTTCGGGAGAGCACGAGGAACTACCAGGGGTCGATCATCATCACGGATTTCGCCAAGTAGAGCAGTAGCATGTTTGTAGACGACATTTCTGATTGGGTTGATCTTTACAGGGTAGAGATCAATCTTTTTCCCCTGCTGAGCCACATCCACTTCCAACGAACTACCAATGTACCAATTCCAGAGCACTTGGTAAATCCGCTTATTAGCCAGATACTCTGAGTAAGGAAACCTGGGAAAATTAGACGGATCAAACGGAACTACACCTACCGTTTGTAGGAAGTTTTGGACTAGCTGAAGTGGCGATCCTAATGTCATAGGTCTCCTAAAAAAAAGCACACGATACGGCATTTACCATATCATGTGCATATAACAATAGTATAAAAGATTGTTGGAGAAACGCAAGCCCTATAGGGAACTGGTCCTCAATCTAGCTTCATCGTCGTGGTTGATGCCGATCATATCTCTTGACATCCCGCATTCGATCATACCTCTTCGTAACCCGCCCTGTCACGATGGTCTGAGCGTCGGGATCTTCGCTCACGAGTTTGTCTGCGATGTTCATCAGGAGATTGCTCATTATCAGGCAAATCTTGGACAGCCAACGTCGAAATTTCCACATTGAAGTAAACCCTCATAATATGAGCCGCCATTGAGAGCATTGAGACGATATCCTGTGGGATCTTTGGTTTACCAACTCGATCTTTCATTGGATCATAGTTGGCAAGCTGAGAACGAATACCCACAATCGTTTTAGGCCACCTCAATAGCTGAGCTTCCACAAATAGTCTTGCGGCGATCAAATAGGCCATTTTATGACTGCCGCTAAAGTCCAGGCCGATCACCATCTTCTGTGTCGAAACTTCCTGGTCGCTGAAGTACTGTAGGTTGATAAGCTCATGGGTGTTTTTCTGTGGTCCTGTGGCGTCACAAGCCTTTAGCGCAGGACGGTAAAGCTCATCCCATTCCAGCAACTTATCGACAAAGGGGGTGATCTGATTGCCACCATCTCCCCACCAAAAGGCAACCAACCTAGCTGCCTCACGGGGAAAGTCGGTAACATCCCACACTCCGATAACCGGAGCATTTCTTTGGGGGGCTTTTCCGGCACCAGGATCACCCAACATGAAGTAGATACGGTTTCGTTGGGGTGGCTGTTGGTAGTGGTAGACCCCTGCTCCTGGTAACTTGAAGACAATCCATCCCGCATCTCCTGCATCTGCCCTCCGCTGCGCTTCTTCACCTTGAAGCTGGTCTTCACATTCATAAATACATTTTTTGGCGAAGTAGTTACCACGGCCTTCTGGACGTGTGCCTTCTATAAATCTTTCTCTTTCATCGATTGGAATACGGGCAAGCATCTTTGCGAACTGCGATGGCGTGACATTTTTATTCTGTCGAGTAGAGACCACAATACTAAGGTAATCGTTAGGATCGTCCTGAGCGAGATCAAATAAATACCATAGGTAAGGGTTATCCCAAGAGTTAGAGATGAGGGATAGGCGACCAAGACGAGGACGAGAACGAACAGAACCACGCAAACGAGTACCCACGGAAGTGACGATCTCTTCGAGGTTATCCAGTAGTCCAGCTTCTTCAACATTGATCCAATCTCCCTCCCACGACAAAATACCCGTGGCGTCCTTATCAGCAGACATAAACTCCAGGCTACTTTCAACCAAAGTCTTTCCAAGCATATATTTGATGAAAATAGCTGGAAATGGTCTGCGGGGGTGTTCGTAAATCAACTTCTCGAACGGAGTTCCACCAACGTTCTGCAAAAGCATGTCGTACATCTGCTTAGCTTGCCAAGCCTTCTCAGCGACGTTTAGGAACTTGAAATATGGGGTTGTTGACGACCAGACGAGCGCCGACATGCCTATGCCACCAGTTTTGCCTGTTCCGAACCCACCAATGACAATAATGTCGGTTTGAGCCGCTTCGTGAGTTAGCTTTTGCCATTTACCCTCCTCGGTGAAGTTGTAATCGAAGGTCCAGGGCAGATCTATCCCATCCGGCTTGAACCAGTAACTGGCGAAGACATTTGCGTCAGAATTACTGGCCTTTATGATCTCAGCCTCGCTAGGCGTGAGAGTGTATATGCGTTTCGTCATCTATTTGGTCTACTGCTCAAGTAACTCTTGAAGGTATCCATCGAACGCCAAACATCATAGATATTGACCATAAACACATCAGTGGTCAAGTATTTCTTGAGCGTTTCTTCAATCTCGGCCTTGAGAAAGCAAAAAAGCAAAACATCACCATCGTAGATGACTTTCTTGTGCGCAATACCAGAAGTCATCAACATGATGAGGGTTTTATAGTCCTTGATCGGGACTAATCCCTCTTCGATAGCTTTTGAAGCCGGACTACCGTCCTTGGGCGTGGTGCTGCTCATCCAAAGCTCCTGGAAGAATACATATCCTTATCCGTAACGGGACGGAAGTAAAAATCTTGAGTTTCAGGGTCCTGGAGCACAAGATAGGTTCTGTCGAACAGTATCATGTTCATCGGTTCTCTTTCTTCATGCCACTGTGCGATCAAACCTTCCCAACGAACATCCCCCTTGCGAATATCGTTTTGCCCAAGCTCATCAGGTGTCGGAACATGTGATTTAGACATATAAATATCTCCTGTTTATATTATAGCCAGGAATTCCCAAAACGGGCACTTCGATAAGATCGTTAGCTTCAAAATAAGAGAATTTGGTACTGGTACCAAATTCTCGAAGAAAACCAGACGATTTTTTCAATTTTCAGGCATAGAAGACGATTTTCGGGCATAACAGAACGACTTTTCGATACGAAGAGACACTTTTTGTGAAATTTTCACGTAAAAGGGCTCTATATCCACGTAAAAGGGCTCCAAAAGGGCTCTGTCAACTCCAAAATAGCAGTTTTTGCCGTTGAGAAGACCAGAAATAGGGAGAATAGTAGTAAGAGAATGGGGAATAACGGGGAGAGAATGGGGAATAGGTCCAGAAACACCGTTCTGATGGTAACTTGCCACCAAACTGGTAAAAGTGGCAACCTGCGAAAGCCCTGGCGGGGCCAGCTTAGCGAAGAAATGTTCTCGTATCAACCCGGCTATGGGGGGGAGTAGGTATACAGGGGGGAGGATAAGAGTAGAAGTGAACGTGGGGTCAAGTTATATAGTAGAGACCCCCTCTTGCGCTCCCCTAACACAAGTCCTGGTATCCCCATCCCCATAGAAAGGAGGATCTCACCATGACTAGCTCTGGCAAGCTGTTATGCGCCACGTGCTTTGCGATTGCTTTTTATATCGCATGCGACATCTTTGTAAAATGGTATTGGGCGCAGACCATTTTGTATCAAGCACTCAATGGCACACTGCTCCGGTGATGCCAGCGGTAACACCCCGCAAGGCCCGCTATGCTATGCATAGTGACAGGTGCAAGCCCTGTGCCCTATCTAATCAATAGGGTGGCGCTTATGGGCATAAGTCCTGATCCCGCAAGGGCAGGCTGCTTGGAGTGTGTACTATGTCCCGCTTAGCTGTTGTGTACTACGTGTGCTTCTTTATTGGTAATCTGTACGCTTTTATTGTTGAGTTTGTCGAACACGC